ATAAAGTACAGTTGAAGCTGCGCCGCCCACTTTACCCATACCAGACATACGACGACGTCTGTGAGTAGCTTTTTTGTGTGCTTTTCTTCTACGCATTTTTTTTGTTTTTAAATTATTGTGAAGGTTTTAATTAATGTTAAGCATAACTTGAAAAATACTGTGGTTGGCCATTCCATTTGCTTGCAGAAGAAAATGTATTAATATTTACATAAACTCCACCACTATATTTTTTTATTTTTCTATTTATTGGCTTTGCAGTATAGTTTACCTCTCCTGGTATAACTCTACCAGACATATCTTTATATTCTACAATTTTTTTACCCATTGGCGCTAATGTAACACCCAAACCAGTTTTTTTTATAACTGAATAAAAATCAACATTTGTTTGATCATAACCCCAATGTGAAACTAAAATATCGCCTTTATTAATTTCATCTAAATTTCCAATTTTTTTATAACCAGACATTACGCGAATATTAACGTTATGGCTTTTAGTGTCTTTGTGTAAACTTACAGATTTTTTAGGTGCTGCTTTTTTTGCTACCTTCTTAACAACTTTTTTAGCCGCCTTTTTAGGTGCTGCTTTTTTTGCTGCCTTCTTTTTAGGTGCTGCTTTCTTTTTAACTGCTTTTTTCTTAGGTGCTGCGCCTACTTTTTTACCGTAAACGTGTGCAAACGCTTCTTTTAGAGAAACGCCAGTTTTTTTTCTGTATTCAATAGCCTTTTTAAAATTGGCTTTTGCTGTTTTTTGTGCTGCGGTCATTATTTTTTCATTTTTGAAATTAAGAAAATACCAGCGCCCACAATTCCAAGTGTAACCCAAATATTCATACCGGCTTTTTCTGCTGGTGGTGGTGGTGGTGGTAATTTTTTATCTTTTACTTTACTTGCTGCAACTAATTGTGCTGCTTCTTTACCAAAACCACCTCTGCTTAATTTGTCCGCAACGTCTTCTATTGTAATTGTTCTGTTAAACCAGGTTGAACGTCCTAAGATATTTTTAGTTCCGTTTGCCTGGATATATCTAACAATGTTTAACGCTTCATTTTGTACGCTGTCGCCGTCATTAATTACCCAGTTAATTGCATTTGTACCTATTGGCGCGTTAATTCTTCTATCAAGAGCGTCATAACCTTGCCAGTCATTTGGGTTAGGCTTATTTGCAAATAAACTTACTAAACTTTTTACAACATCAAAAGCTATATTTACCGGGTTTAAATTATCGCTATCACTTTCATTATCATCTTGATCTTCTTGCTCACTTTTTGGTTTTGCAAAATTTTTAATTACGTCCATTATTCCACTCATAGCTGGTAAATCTTGAAGTGCAATAGTTGCTTTGTTAATTGCAACTTTATATTGTAATTCTTTACTAGATCCTGGTGTGATTACGCCAGCTTGCAAAAGTGTATCGCGATCGCGTACAAGTTTATCTCTATAAGCTGTTATTTCAGCGCGTTTGTCGTTTGATGTGTAGCCTACGCCGCTTAGTGCAATTAGTGCCATTTTTATTTTTTTATCTTTATAAAAACTAGGTTGTCTTTTTTCATTAAATCTTGCCAACACTGGATCAATCCAAATTTCTTTTTTTGTTCCAGGATACATAACAGCAAAAACGTGCTGCGGCTCCCTGGTACTGTCTTTATATCCAGCAAACCTAAACGCTAAAGGTGCTTCTAAAATACCTTTTCTTCGAAGCGAGTCTAAGACGCCTAGGCTGAATAAACTATAACTTTTACAGTCGGCCCCAGGTAACATTGCTATTATTGCTGAGGGTGATCGTAAGGTCTGCGTCGCAGTACTTTCGATGAAATAAGGAACGTTTGATTTTAAAAAGTTCCAAATATTTCGTGCCGTTTCAAGTTCGCTTTCACCTACAAAATAATCACTTATTTTGTCATATTCCTTTTCATATTTATAGTGCGTGTCAACAATTCCGTCTATAATGTCGGTAACTGTTTGATCCGAACTAACTACCCTTTTATAATTTTTAAAAGGCGACAGCTTTTCTAAAACTGACGCTTTACTAACCATAAAAATTGTAATTTATGTCAAAAGGTAAATAGATCCCGTCAACTGCTGCCGTTCCAGTCAATTTAAAATTGGCCGATTTCGTCCTAATTACCTCACTAATTGCATTTACAGCCCCGCTAAACGTCGTTACAGCTTGTATCGGTATAACTACCTTACTATTAGCTTTAATGTCTGTTTTTTGGTTATAAAACACATCTGCTACCTTTTGGCCATTAGCCAAAAATAGTTCCGCGTTAATATTTGAAATTGAAGTTGAAATATTGGTTGGGTTGTATATTGTTACGTCCAAATTTATTTCAGGGTTTAAAAAGCTGCCGCCTATACCAATTTTAGTGATCAAGAAGCTAACCCCTTGACTAAAACGGTATTTTCCATAGATCCACCAAATTGCTGCGGCTCCGACTAGGACGCCCACCCATTTTTTAGCTGTCATACCTTACAAAGTTACGAAAAATTGTTTGAAAATCAAACAAAAAAAATTTTTTTAAAAATAGTGTGTGTTGGTTAAACTTTTAGTTTAAAATTTATTATCTTTGCGTACGCCTGGGGGCTAGCAAAGATAAAAATTAAACCACCTATTTTAAACCACCTAAACCGGTTTAAATTATTTTCTTTTCACCTTTAATTTAAACCACTTTATAAGCGATACATACCAGGCACAAAAAAACCAGCGCTTGGCTGGTCTTTTGGCGGCGTGCTGGGTTGCTGACTTTGTTTTAATTGTTCAACCAGACGCGGCAATAAAATCGTTTCGTTTTTTTCTCGTATAAATTTACATAATGTCCGCCAACTTTGCGGGCAAAATCAATAAAGTTTTCAACTCGGTTTATATTTCGGTATTTTTTGGGTGTTATTTCTTTGTGATCCTCAAAAAAAATAATTGCTGTGTAATATTCCATTTTTGTTTATCTTTGTCGTGAAAGGAAAATAAAGCAGTTAATTAGGGTTAATTGTTTTGTCCAGGCGGTCAAATTTTTGGCCGCTTTTTTTTGCAACTAACTTTAAAAATTCTATGTCCTCGGGCTGTAATAAAACGCCGTTGTATTCTATACGCCAGTTGGCGCCTTTCTTTACTAATTTAAAATGTTTTTGCATTAACATATAGGCAATAAAGCGTTTAGTATCTTTTCTCATATAGGTTTAATTCGTTTTTATAAATATACTTTTTATCGATCCATATTTTACATAATTGCTTGGCCCAGTTCATACCTTTTGCATTTTGTTCCTGGATCTCGGCAATTAGATCTTTGTATGCAATAGGGCCGTAAATAAGCTGGTTTATTATGTTTTTGTGGTCTAGTTCCGTAAATTGTTTTGGGAGCTTAATTTCAGGCTTTTTGCTTTCACCTTCAATTTGTATTTGTTGCCAGTTGCCGCCAATATTCATAAGTACGACCGGCTCAAAATCTTCACTAGATCGTAAAAATCTAGGCTGTAAAGTAAAGGTCTTTTTGTCTTTGTCTTTTACCATTTCTAAGGTGCTAGAAGCCCAGCGATCACAATTAGATCCTAGGTGTCCTAGTGTCTGCGCGCCTACGCCTTTACCCTGGTGTAATACGCCTACAAATAAACAATTATAAACCTTTGTAAGACGTTTAAACCAGTTGACTAGCTTTCGGCTTTCAATTTCGCTATTATAGTCGAAAATAAGATCCAAAAGGCCGTCAATTATGATAACCGGACAGTCAGGGTTATTTTCTAAATAATTAACAATTAAAGCCCTTATTTCGCCTGGGCCGTCCTCACGCACGGTGAAGCAGTCGCACCAAAGCGGTAAATTGTTTAGGTTGCTAAATTGCTTAATTCTATTAACTTGTCTATAAAAGTCGTAATCACTGCTCTCGGTGTCAAAATACGCAATTTTGCGCCTTCCTTCCGGGAAAGTAAATTTCATTGAAAATACTTCACCTGGTTGGAAAGCGCTTGCTATTGCGGCCGATAATATAGTGCTTTTTGCTGTTTTTGGAAGCCCCGAGATCACAATAAAATTTTGTAAAACTCCTATGGGCTTATTTTGAACGGTAAACACTACCTGGCTTTGTGGTGGGATATAGTCAGGTTTAAATTTTCTAGCTGCAAGTTTTTCTTCTAAAGTTAATTTGTTTTGTCCGTCTATCATTAGATCCTTTGTAATAAACCAATTAAAATGGCTGCAATAATTAGGGCTATTACAGCTTGAAAGTTGGGGCTACATCTCAATAACCTTAACATTATTTTCCTTTTCATTTTCTATTTTTTCTAGGGTTAAAAAATATTCGTTTGCTAATATTTCGCACTCTCTTAAAAGTGTGGATAGTCCTATTTTACTATGATTGTTTTGCATTTCTTTTGCGCATAGGATCTGCAATAATACGTGTTCATATTTTGTCATACCAGGTATTGGGGCTACTAGGCGCCCGAATTGATCCTGGACTGGCATAACTGGAAAAGCTGGGGCGTTTTTATCTATTTTCATAACTTTTATTTAATTAAATCTTTTATTTTATTTACTTTATGTTCTGGCCAATCTTTAATAAATTCTAAATACTCATTATTTGTACGTTCATAAAAATATTTTAATCTTTCATATTCAGTTTTATTAATTAAAAATGAATTATCCATATGATTTTGATAAAATTCCATTTTTTGTAATAAGTATATAATTTTTACTTCTTTATTATTTAATCGCATTTGATTAGTTTTTAAAGTTCGTTATTAGGTTGTTTTTCAGTATATTCCTTAACTGCAATAGATAAATACTTATTGTTGTTTTTACTAATTTTTACCCAGCCAGCAATTTCATACATCTTGCCGTCTGCTTTAAAATAGCCCTGGTAGTCAGGTTGCTTTTCGTTTTTTTTGTTTTCAACTTTGTTCATTGATCCGAAGCCGTCGGCTAGATCTTTTAAATAATCGTTTTTCATTTGTTTAGTTTTAATAAATTGATTAATCTGTATGTGTAATAAAAAATATGTGAAGCTGCATAAGTTAAAATGCAAAGCGGTATGGATAATACAATAAAAAAAATTATTGCAATAAATCTTATTAATTTTCTTCGCATTGGAAACTGTTTTCTAGTCTTTTAATGTCATACTGGTAATGCTCCAGGGCCGCGTCTATCAATATCCTTATTTCAAAAGATAGATCAAACGGAACGTCATTTTCGTTTAAGGATAAAAATTTACCACTTGTAGAATAGAAAAAAAATGTACATTGTTCGTACGGTGTAAGTGCGCGTAGTGCTTCTAGGCGCAAGATTTTAGATTGTAAGCTGGCTATTTCGCCCAGGATCTTACTGTCGGTTTTCAGGTGCATATTTAGGGTTTTTGTTTGTCGTTGGTAAAATTATAGTAAAAACGTTTAAACTACCAAATTTATTTTTGTAGGGGCATAAAAAAGCCCAGTATAGACATACCGGGCTTTCTTTTTGTACTAATCCAAATCAAAATTTATCTAACCAAACTTGCTTCTTTAAGCCAAAAACAAGGCTTTTTCTTCTTTTCTACGGCGTGTAAGTCCTGGTAATACTACCTTTTGTCCATTTACAGTGCCTTTATTCCAGCGGTCAAACTGCGCCGCCACTGTTTCTTTATCTGTGCCACTATTTAATAATCTTAAAAGTGTGCTTTCTCTAAAGGCGTCGATACCGATATTATATACAAAACTTGTTAGGCTATCTAATTGGTTTTGATTAATAGGTACTTTAACCAGGGCTTTGATCTGTGGCACTATCTTTTTTGTTTCTTTTCTAAGCCATTCTAGCGCTTTAGCCTGGGTAACGCTATCACCTAGCTTTACTGGCCTTTTAGCATCATAATTATAGGTACTTCCATAACCAACGGTTGGTTTACCTACTGGATCAATGTATGCGTTTAAGTACTTATTTATGTCGTCGGCCTCAAACTTTTTGATTAGTTCTTCTGCCTTTGCTCCTATTGCCATTGTACTGCTTAATAAGATTATCGCCACAATTCCAATAACCAAGTATTTTTTAGTCTGGCTTGTCATTATGGGCGGTTATTTAAGTTAATGTCGCTGTCTTTTGCTGCAAATAAACCTAGGCCGCTTAATATGGCTGTTATACCAGTTGCGACGTCGCCTTTAAATACAGTTGCTACGCCAGTGATAACTGCGCCTAGTCCAAATAAAGATGTTTTCCAGTTCTTAAACATATTGTTTTATTTACTTGTAAAAAAATCAAGTTTTGTTTCAATGCGCGCAAGACGGTCTAGTATTTCAGTGTTTGTATTTGTGTGCCTAGATAGATCACGTTCTATTTTATCTAATCTATTTTTAGTCGTAAAATAAAAGCCACCACCAGCGGCAATAAAAACACATATACTAAATAACAGTTCTGTCGTCATTGCTTTCGTCTTTTAATATTTCCTTAGCTACTGCGTTGTAAGCGTCGGCCGCTGTCATTGCTGCCGTTAAGTTTTCAAATAAACCGCTTTTGCTAGCTGCGTCTAAAATTTGTTTTAAAATTGCAAGTGCTTGTTTAGTTTCCATTTGTTTAGTATTTAAAGATTAATTAAGCTAGTGTGATATTAAGCTGTGTTGCAGCCCATTCGTAAGCCCACTGGTTAACGTCGCTTGATGTACCCCATTGATCGTACTGCGGCTCGCCCATTGTTAAATTTCCGTCTGTAAGTTTTACTTCTGCGCTATCTAATAACTGCCAGTAAAACGTTGCACTGTTTAATAAATTGTCGTTAATGATAATTAGGTTAAAAACGGTTGCGGTTTGTTGTTGGCCGTTTACCCAAATTGAAATAGGTTGTATTTGTTTCATATTATTTTAAGTTTTCTATTTTGTCATTAAGTTCTTGAACTGCTTTAACTAAAGCTGCTGTAATTGCTTGATAATTTAAACCTATAAAATCACCACTTTCAACATACGCTTCTTTTATAGTTTCCTTTACTTCCTGGGCTATAAAGCCTAGTTCTTTTGGCTCGTCGTTACTTTGGCTTTTAATATTGTATAAAGTTGGTTTTAACTTTAATACAGCGTCTAATCCAATATAACTAGCACTTAAATTTTTCTTTTTATTTATATCCGACAAAGCAGTGTAAACTCCAGTAGTTTCATCAAATCTACCAACAGCAGTGGTAAAAGTATTTCCACCAGCAACTGTTGAACTATATAACTCTAAACCTGGTGTAAAACTTGTTCCAACAGAAAGTTGCCAGTTTTTATATGTTGTTGCCCAGCCCTCTAATGTTAAACCAGCACCACTATTACCGAAACTTGTACCTCTAATATTTACAAAAGGTGTAGATTTTGAAATTAAAATATCACCATTACTAAATATATTACCATTAACATTTAATTTATAACCGTTGTCTGTTGTTGTGCCGATTAGTAGGTTTCCGGTAGTTTCTAAACGCATTTTTTCAGTACTTGCACTATAAAATGCAAAAGCATTGTTTACCATTGTACCTATATAAGCAGTATTATTTACTCCAGGATTAACTATTCCCCACCTTGAATTAGTTGCTCCATTTGCTTGTGTAAGTAATATTATACCTTCATTTGCAGACGTCGTTGCTATTGTTAATAAATTTGAAGCCGTATTTAAACTACTGTTACCAATTAATACGTTTCCGCTTATTGCTGCTAAAGAAAATTTAGAAACTCCATCAATTTGAAATTCGTGTCCATTACTGGTTAATGAATTATAAATTAAAGAATTCGAATTTGCTGAAATTTTACCTCTATCTGCTCCACTATTTTGAAATTTAATAGTTGGAGAGGTAATTTCATAAATATTTATTTGATTAGTATTACTTGCTGCACCTACTACAATATTGGAATTTGCATAAATTAAACCAGTAAATCTACTAGTACCATTTACATCAAGTTTATATCCCGCGTCTGTTGTCGTTCCAATTAAAAAGTTACGACTTGCGCTTATTCTAGATGCTTCCTGGACGCTAACGGCCCCGGCGTCATAAATACCGAATAACATTGGGCTTGCGGTTGTTGATCCATTAAAAATACACATATCACGATCCGCACTACCCTGGATAAAGTTATTTGTATTTGTTGCAATAGCTAAACCAATTCTTTTAGTCGGCCCAGTTTCTGCGCTATCTATTCTCAAACTAGGCGCTGTTGCACCTACTATCTGGATCCCGTTATCACTGCTTGCACTTCTTACCACCAATTTACCAGATCCAACAGTCGACGTTCCAATTAATACTTGGCCCGTTGTCTTTTTAACGGTTAATGATTGTAAAGCGCCTACTACGTCGAATATTTCAAAGTCATTGGCACCAGCATTGTATAAGTTACCAATACGCCACAAACTAGATCCATTATTTTGAAAAGATATTCTAGTATCATTAGTAGCAGTAGTTTGGTTAAGTTGCAAAACTGTATTTGTTGCGTTATGTACATCTAAAGCCGTTCCTGGTGCATTAGTATTAACGCCTAAACGACTATTTACAGTATCATAAAACAAATTATTTGTGCCGGTAATTGTACTGGCACCGTTCCAATATGTTACTTGTCCGGCTGCGCCAGTTCCAGTAACTGTACCAGTTCCAGGGCCACCGATTAGATCCCAGGTTGTACCGTTATCACGGTAAAATGCAAAAGTGTCTGTCGATACAAAGATCCTACCAACAAAACCAGCTGCGGGCCTATTGGCTAACGTATCGGCGTAAAACGCCGGCGTTTGTCTTTGGTTTAATATGGATAAATCTATGTTTGGCATTATAATAAGTAATTTTTCTTAACAGTTACCAGGTTATTAAAGCCCCCTGAATTAATAAAGTTAGCAAAAAAGCGACGTGTTGTAAATTCGCCCTGGTTGCCTTCTATTTGTAAACTTTGATTTTGTTGCAGCGTTACGCTTTCAATCTGTACGGCATTAGATCCGTAATTGATAAATAAAATACTATTACAGTCACTTGTAACGTAACCGCTAACGTCATACGTTATAAAGTTTACGTCGTATTTTATTAGATCCGCTGTTACTTTAAAATCGGCCATTTTGTTTTTTATTAAAGGTGAAAGTAAAATTAAACAGTGTAAGGTACGCCCACACGTTTAACTCCGCTTACCTGGTTAACGTAATAAGTTATATATCCTTCGTCTTGTTTATGCTCTAGCTGGCGCATTGGCTCGCTAAAACTTTTAATTTGATCAACAATAGTTATACCTTGTTCACTTTCTTTACTTTGTGGAAAAGGTAAAAATTCCGTTTTAACTTGCGTTTGCGTGCTTGATCCTGGTGTTTCTTCCGGCCCACCTGGTTGGGTAATTGCTAAATCTTGTTTCTTTTTCTTATACATAAAGAAATACCAGTAAGCTGCGCCCGCTGCTAGAAGTAATATTAAATTTTTGTTTTTCATATCTCAAACATTATTTTTTCGTCCTCAGTTAAATCTTCTGCAGCATCTCTATCATCAGGTAAAAATTCACCTTGATCTAGTGGGCCTATTTCAATAGATCCTTTTCTTTTTTTAGTAGCCACGTAAATTACTACGCCAGCTAATAAAAGTAATATTAATGTACTTTCTTTTGTTTTCATCTTAATAGTTTTTTAAACCGTTAACATATTTTATTAACTGGTTTACTTGATCTGCGCTAAAACGATCTGCGGGCCAACTTAAAGCCCCGCCACCTTGTAGCCAATTTAATAGATCCTTTCCTTTAGCCTGGTTAAATTTGTCTGCTAGATAACTAACCTGGCTTTTTGTTTTAAGTTGTTTAAATACGCCTAAAACTGCGTCAAAATCATCATATACATATCCCGGTGCGTTCCAAATAGTTTCAATATACTTTTGCACCAGGGCATTAGTTATAATAGTCGCGCCACCTTTACGCCAATAGTTTGGGTTCCAAGGGCTAGTAGGGTTACTTGTTTGTCTTTCAATTTCAAGTTCTGCTTCACTTTGAGATAAGCCCACGCCTTCTAGTATCGGTTTAATTACTTTTTTATATCCAAAATAAATAACCACAAGTCCTATAATTAGGCTGCTATTGTCTTTTAAAAAATTACTATTGGCCATTATAACATATATAAAAGTGAACTAAGTTTAGCGGTTGACATTTCATTTAATTTTCTTAAATGATTTATTGTAACGCCTTTGCTCATAAGTAAACGTAAAATTTCTGTTGCTTCTGCTTCGTCGTCAATTCCGGCTATTGCTGTTGGTGATCCACCCTTGGCAAACATTCCACTCACTAGGCCCATTATACCAGTTACAATAGCTTGCTGCAACTCCGGGTTGCTTAACATTGCATTGATCGGGCTTTCTGGTACTTCTTCTTCTTCTTCTTCTAGTTCGCCGATTGCTTCCAGGGCCGCTAATCTGCTTTGTAATAAACTATTTTGCTCCACAAGTCGTTCCAATAACATTTCAGTCCTGGCACTACCTACGCTACCCATTTGTTGCTGGTAACCGCTATACTGTACTGGTCTATTTAATTGGAAAATAATACTGGTGAGAACTGGCTCTTTTTTTGCCCTTCCTCTACCAGTACCATTTTCGCTAATTACTTGCATTAAATACGTGTTGTAATTTTCAGGGTTATTACGCAACTGTGTAAGATCAGTTAAAAGTTTTTGGCGTCCGATTTCTTTATCACCAACAAACGAATAACGGCAATAATCAGCTGTGGGCTTTGTACCCATATAGATCATATAGTCGTTTCCTTCTGCTGCTTCATAAAAGTCCAACAGTTCCTCAATACTAAACATTTCAGGTCTTAAAGTTGCCATAACAAAAAATTTTACAAGTAGTAATAAATACCAAAACTGTAAGCCACGTTTGTAGTAGCTAGAGCAGTTGAAGTACTGATAAAAGATTTAGTCCAGCTAATATCAATATCATTCATACTTGGCAAATCAAAAACAAAAGGTGTAGAACTTTCTTGAATATTGATTAAACCAACGATTGGGATATTATAAATTAACTGAAGATCACCTTGGTATAAAGTCAAAAATGATTGCTTTGCGTCCGCTACTGTTACTGGTGTTGATCCAGTCAATGGCGTCTTACTGATTGCTCCCGCAACGTAAACTTGCACTGCTTCAATTTTGGCGTTTCTTAATTGTGGTAAGTCCGGGAAATAAAAACGTGTTAGTGTAGATCCACTAGGTACGTTAATTTCCACCGCTTCAAAACGTTTGATACGCATATCTTAAAATTAATAATTAAAAAAGTTGGCCGTAATATCCGACGGCCGGCGGCGGCGTTTAAGGCCCGCCAGGCACATAAGGTTAATACTATTTAACAGTAGTAACGTTTTGACATAAGATACCACGTTGAATTACGCAAATAAAGCTATTTGATGTAATTGAAGCTGGCGCACCGTTTGCAGTCAACTGGAAGTTGATGTTTGCGGCTCCGTTCATTACGATACCTGGCTCTACTGGATAAAACGCGTCGCTAGAAGCAGCCCACTGATCAATAGTATATTGAGCCGGTGAAGTTGCAGTTGCGCTGTTAAAGTTTGTATTTTGTTGCGTTTGAGGAACAAAATAGTGACGTGCTACGTCCCAAGCTGGTAGGATCTGCTCGTTATTGATAGTAAGGTTTAAAAAACCGTTATAAATACTCCAAAGATCATCATCACTTGAACTTGTAAACGCTGTTGCGTTAGGGTAAGTGTACAACTTAGCAGCTGTATTAGTACCAGTACCAACACCGATTAAAACTGCGATTTCAGTTGTTACGAAAATGTCTTGTAAGTTAAGTCGCTTCTCGTTAACGCGGCTTGCACCGTTTTGAGTGTCGTTTACAAGAACTGGGATGTGATAGTTTGCAATAGAAGTGCTTAGCGCTACTTCACTGCGTAAATATGATTGCGTCAATTTAGCGTGATCCACTGAATAACCTAAACCGCGCACAAGGGTTTTCGCATTTTCGAAAACCATTCTAGAACCCATTTGAGTTGCCATTTGTTATAAGTTTTTTATTTTTTTAAATAAAGGTGAAAGTAAAATAATTAACAGCCTTCTTCGTCCAGGCCAGCTATTGACGGCGTCATATAGCTTTTGTCAACTAAACCTTCTCTATTGTAATAAGCAGCAATCTGTGGCGCTTTGTAATTTACATCACTAGCAAACGCACCGATACCATTTAATACTCCAAAAGATTGTACAAGTTTAAGACCACCTACGGCAATCATACCAGCTGCAAGACCTTGGCCCGCTGCTCCTTTTACAAACTTAGGTAAGAATAAACCAACTGCAACTGGTACAGCTGCTTTGATTTTGTCGTTAACTGACGCTGGTAATACTTTACCAACTAATTGTGCTGCTGCTGCTCCGGCTACTGTATAAAGTACAGTTGAAGCTGCGCCGCCCACTTTACCCATACCAGACATACGACGACGTCTGTGAGTAGCTTTTTTGTGTGCTTTTCTTCTACGCATTTTTTTTGTTTTTAAATTATTGTGAAG